ACGGGCCGAAGCAAGAATTCCGCTGCTACTCTGCAGTCACGGAGCGCTACCCGTCCGTGCGTCAGCGCCTGTGGACAAACTTTGAAGCAGTCAAAGGAAAGACTCCGCATCAAGTGGCAAGCATCCTTACTCGCGCTAAACCTAAGCGTATGAAGCGCTGCCGCATTCACACTGCAGGAGATTTCTTCTCGCAGACTTACTTCGACGGATGGCTTCTCTTTGTCATGGAGAATCCTGACATACACTTTTGGGCATTCACCAAATCATTAACCTTTTGGGTTAATCGTTTGGGCCAGATCCCCAAGAACCTTGTCCTGCAGGCGTCCTGTGGCGGCAAGCACGATCACCTGATCGCAACCCATAACCTGAAGTATGCAAAGGTAGTGTGGAGTGAAGATACCGCCGATAGGCTTGGCCTAGTCATCGATACTGATGACTATTTGGCTGCTTATGGGCGCTCGCCCTTCGCGCTGCTGGAGAACTTCTCAAATAAAAAACCCAAACGTGAGTCTATACGAAAACATCAACAAGCGGAAGAAGGCGGGGACATCTCGCTCGAAATCCAAGTCAACAGTGGATCCCAAGACGTTCAAAGCAATGAAGAACAAAACGGGGAAATTCTCTGAACGCAAGCTGGTCTTCGCCCCTAAGAAATCCAAGTAATATGCCGAAACAACCAAAACCTAGTAAATTGATCTTCATGGTGAAGACTGCCAAACGCAGGACTCAACCTGAGGAATTCAAAGGTGAACTCAAGATGGAACACGAACAGTGCCATGCTTGGTATAAGTACATCAGCAGCGAATTGCAGAAGATTGCAACCCTGCTGAACGATCAGACATGGCCCCCGGGTCACGTCTCAGCGACTACGTTCACACCGAAACCCGCCGTTGCCTCAACAACGCAAACAACTCCAACCACTACGGAAGTAAACCCGTTTGAAGAATAATCATCAATATGAGCGACAATAAATACATCGATCAAGTAGGCAGCTTCCTCTGCACCGTCAAACGTCCTCCCAACGGATGGCTAGACGAAACGCAAAGCGGCACACCATTCATCCGAATCCCCTGCATCGTCACAGAAGCAGGCGACCAGTACCGCAGGGAAATCGTCTGGCGCGGTTACCTCAGCGAGAAAGCCAAACCCCGCACCGTCGAAGCGCTCATCAGGGCATTTGATTGGAACGGGGATTGGGATGACCTCGACTCGTTTGCAGATATCGAAGTCATCATCGTGACCGAAGAAGAGGAGTACAACGGCAAGACCATGATCAAGGCCAAGTGGCTAAACAGCCTGACCAACAAGGCCAAGGAAGAAGTCGCTAACCGTCTGCTCGCTCGCATGAAGGCTGAGGACAAGGGAGAGAGCACTTCCATCGCTCGGCCATCTAGCAAAGCCTCTGATGCCAAGGCCAAGGCCATGTCTTCTAAGCCGAAGCAAGAAGAAGAGGAACTAGCCGACGATGACATTCCGTTCTAGAGGCTAATTTGGTATGTATGGAGCAGCAGCGCTGAAACAGCAAGTGACTGCGTAGGCGCTGCTGCTTATACCAACCCAATCGAACTATAATGAGCGATAAAGAACCAATCCCAACGTCAGAATACTGCGTCCACGGCAAGCTCTACGGCGATTGCAATCCCTGTGAACTAGCAGCCGAACTTGCCTACGATGAATTCTGCAAAGAATCCAAGCCCTTAATCATCGATGAGCGCCCAACTCCCCCACCAACCGACACTCCTTGACGTACCCTCTGCATGGCAGGAGGAATGGCAGGATATGCCTGAGTATGTCATGGAGGATCTCCGCCCCTATCGCGTGATCAACGTGCGCTTCCGCAATGAGGAAGACGTTAAGGAATTCTCGCGCCGTATGGGCCAGCCCATCACCCCCAAGCAACGCGCACTATGGTTCCCTGTTATGGAGCATCGCCGTGCATCGCACTTGCGCTACACTCAGGATACACCTGAGCCTGTCGCATGAACCCGCGCTATCCGATCTATATAGTATCAAAAGGACGCGCTGACTCTCGCCTGACGAGCAAGGCGCTGGAGTCGATCAGCGTTCCTTACCACATCATAGTGGAGCCTGATGAGTACGATTTGTACGCGAAGGTTATACACCCTGATAAGATCCTGACGCTGCCGCCGCAGTACCATGAGCGGTATGAGCCGTGCGATGAGCATGGACGCGCCAAACCGCTTGGCCCCGGCCCTGCACGGAATTTCGCTTGGGACATCTCCTGCCTTTATGGCTATCAACGCCATTGGGTCATGGACGATAACATCGCCTCCTTCAATCGCCTAAACCGCAACCTCATGGTCAAGGTAACCAATGGAGCCATCTTCGCTGCCGCTGAGGACTTCACAGACCGTTACACCAACCTCGCCATCGCTGGCTTCAACTACGATTTCTTCGCCAAGGCTAAGGAACCCCTTCCTGCATTCGTCCTAAATACACGCATATACTCCTGCCTGCTCATAGACAACGCACTGCCATACCGCTGGCGAGGACGTTATAACGAGGACACCGACCTCTCCCTTCGCGCACTCAAGGATGGTTACGTGACTTGCCAGTTCAACGCCTTCCTCCAAGAGAAGGCTACAACCCAAACCCTGAAGGGCGGCAACACGGACGCTTTCTACGCGCATGAAGGCACAGGCCCGAAGTCCGAAATGCTCAAAGCCCTGCACCCTGATGTCTCCGAAATTACTTGGCGCTTCAATCGCCTGCATCACCATGTCGATTACAAAAGATTCAAACGAAACAAACTTAATCGCGTACCCAACTACTCACAATATGTTCGCTCTGGCGCTGTGAACGATTATGGTATGCGCCTAACAAAACAAAAGTAGCATGGCCTGCACGTACAACATCCGCATGGAAAAGGCTCCCGTAGCCGTCCTGCCGCTAGATGAAATCTGTTTTCCAACCGATCATCGCATCGATCTTGCAGACTCCATCTGGTGGATCGTATGGCGAGGCAAACAAGCAGTAGCCTACGCAGGATTGCGCCCATGCCAGAACGCTTGCAACACTGGCCTAGGCTTCCTATGTCGCGTTGGCGTAATACCACAACATCGCGGCAAAGGATTACAAAAGCGCCTGATCTCAGTGCGTGAACGCCAAGCAAGACGCATGGGCCTAACCCAACTAGTCACCTACTGCGTCCCGTGGAATCCACCCTCCATCAACTCCCTCATCTCCTGTGGCTACAAAACATATCGCCCCGAAACCCCGTGGGGCGGGGGTGGATCTATATATTTCAGAAAGACACTCTAACTCACATACATGACATTCGATGACCTCCGCAAACTCGGCTACTCCGAACTCCCTGATGGATCGTATTCCCGTCCGACTACCGCCGCACATCCGCATAATTCTGCCCCACTACCTAACTCCATCTCTCAACCAACTCCTAGGGAAACACTGGAGCTACCTCCTCAAAGAAAAGAAAAAGGCCGCACTCGCGCTATCGTGTGCATTACGAGGAAATCGTGCCATGTCCTCGACTTGGACAATTTTGCAGGAGGCTGCAAACCTCTCATCGATCAACTCAGGTATGCCAAACTCATCCCGAATGATGATCCAGAAAGCATCGAACTCCAATTCGTACAAGAAAAAGTCAAAACGCGCTTGGAAGAAGAAACCATCATCGACATCCGCTCGTAAAAAAGCATCGCCTTCTACTCACACATCTGTTTGATTATACCATCGTCGCATAACCTGTCAATATTGTAGTCATAACCCCATGAAGAAGAAAGAATTGGCAAGACCTATCGGAAGACCTTCCACGTACTCCGAATACATCGCCAACACTATCTGTGAACGCATCTCCCTCGGTGAATCACTCCGCTCTATCTGCCGTGACGATGACTTCCCTGACAAGATGACCGTCCTCCGTTGGCTGCAAAAGCACCCTGAGTTTCGCGCCCAGTACACGCAGGCGCGAGACGAGCAGGCAGACACGTACTTCGACATGATCATCGATGAGGCATTCAACTCGCATGACGCACAGATCGGACGCCTTCGCGTTGATGCTCTAAAATGGGTATCCAGCAAGCTGGCCCCGAAACGCTACGGAGATCGGATTGAGCATGAGCACACAGGCGAGCAGAAGCTGACGCTGA